CTAGCGTGACCCATCATGTTCCCTGAACAAGACCAACTCAAGGACGTTGATAACCCCATGTTCAGCAGCATCTAATTGCTCTGGGGTCGCGCCACGGTCTTGTGCAATGGCGATCAACTCTCTTAGGAAAACATGGAGCACCTCATGGAGTGCCGTCTGGGATAGGGACTTATTGTTTATCGGCGTTGCACCAAAATCCCCTAAGCGGTAAGTCGCCAGCTTCGCATCGTCGCTGAACTCGACTGATGCCATTGCATCCTTGGCCTGTTTCTGGCCGCGCTCTATTCGCCATCGGTGCAGGCCCAGCAAGTCCTGCCAATGTTTAATAAATGCATCAAATTCAACGGCCTGACTTTGGCTCGGGATGTTTTGATGCTTCATAACTTCAAAGTAAAGTGGCTTCTGCTAGTCTTCGCCTTGTTAGACCAGGGAGAACTCTGCCAGCGGCCTTGTTCCATTTGACGATCTCTTCTTTGGCCCCAGGCCAATCCTTCGCGTCAATACGCTTCTTGAAGGTTGAGATACGGTAGTTCCCCAATCCGACGTTGTAAGAAAAACTTATGACAGCAGCAAGTCTGCCGGGAGGCTCCTTGATAAGTCCTGGAGATAGTTTGAGCACCCCAACACAGAAATGCAGAAGATGCTTTTCCAGCTCTGCCTGGGCCTTCTCAACAGTCCAGACCGTCCCTTTCTCAATGTCAGGCCCGGTACACCCCCATCCGATAGTCCAAGGGTCTCCATTCGTCCCAGGATCAGGATAGGCGGTGCAGTCCCCGTTTGGGAGACGCTTGGCATAGCCCTCAAAAGGCTTTACCAAAATATCACCCGCCAGTTTGATGGCTTCCGTGGTCACTTCTGGTACTTCTCAATGCTTCTTCCAACGAACCAGAATGTAAGGCACATATTCAGCATGGCAAAGTCATCCTCATCCCAAACCCGTGTGATGATCTCTGTCCAATGCCCACCCGTCTGGAACGCCATGACGATCGCCGCGGCCTTGACCGCCGCATACATAAAGAACAGCGCCCAAGTAATCCCAGGACGCACCAAAGCAGAGACCGCTGCCACAAACCATCCCGCCTCTTTAGCGGTTGTGGCCTGCTCCTTAAAGGCTTCCTTGATGGCGTCGAGTTGGTTGACGCTGTAGTCAACATATCGCTCTTCCATCTTGAATTGACCACGCATCTTCTCCAAATCGGTTTGGAGGCTGAACATGGATAGCTCATGCTTGCGCTCGTTGCCCTTATCCAAGAACTTCAGAACTTCAGGAGCCAGACGAAACAGACCACCGAAGATAGAACCGAGCAACCCACCACTAAGAATTTCAAACATATTAGATCACCATCGCATAAACCATGAGAGAGGTTCCGATCCCACCGACCAGAACACTCACCCACAGAAGTTGAACCATTACTGCAAGAATCGCAGCAGATGAGAGAACAATGGAGAGTTGGAGCGCCATACCCGCATACGAGAACCAAGGACTCCGTGTCTTGGCGAGGTCACGCGCAGCCTCAGCAACCCGAGCCTTCTCAGATATCTCCTCCATGTCGGCTCTTTGTTTTGCTTCCTTCTCCGAGGCTCCAGAGGTCTCATAGATCGTTGCCCTGACATTCTTGGCTTGATACCACGCCCAGTAATTGTTCGCTTGAATCGTGTTGTTCAGGACTTTGGAGGAGTTAGACCCACCAAACATCCCATTCACGGCCAAGATCAGCGCAAAGATAGAGATCGTGATCGCAGCCCATTGTTTGACATACGCCTCCCTCTCAGAGCGAGACATCGTGTTCGGCAGGACTCTCAAAATCCACACTCCTTAGAAGACTTGCAATGGCCGTATCCTAGATAAGCCATGTATGCCATAGCACTAAGTGCTATAACGATGATGACCGCCCCAACGGTGGCCTCAATCATCTGAGCGATCTGTTTCTTTCGACGGGCTGCGGCTTCTCTTTCTCTCTTAGCCTCGAGCGCATCATCTCGGTTCATCTGAGCCACACGAATCTGGATGTTTTCCCAAACATCAGCATTCCCGGTGGTGAAGAACATCATCTTCAGTTCGTCTTCAAACTGCTTTTGCTGCATCAACTGGAGTTCGGCCTGGATCGCCATCCCCATGTTGGAGCCGCCCTTCTTCTTAGCCTGTGCTACAGCCTTCGTTGCCTCGTGTTTGGCATCGAAGTATTTACCAAGTAAAGGCCCAAGACTGCGAACATCGTCGACAGCCTTGGATGCCTTCTTGATTAGGTTAACCGCTGACGATACAGCAGCTATCGCGGTCAGCGGATCGACCATATTACAGCTTGGTCACTAGACCAATCAGAAGAATAATGATCGCCCCTGCGCTGGTAATCAGGATTTGCTCAAGTCTTTTGAGTCTGGCATTGATACCAGCGTATCGCTCGGCGCAAACAGCTTCGTGCGTCATGAGCTTGGACTCCACTTCGCTAACCATCTCATCACCCATTTAACTTGAGGCATCATTTAATACACCGCCAAATTTCTTGACGATATTAAAGATGCGCGTATTGTCTTCCAATGCCATCAACTCGTGAGGCTCCCCCGGTCTGAAGTTAAGCATCTGACCAGCAGATGCTTTCAACTCCCAATCATGCGAATATGCTTTGACACTTCCACGCGCAATGATGGTGATGTGCACATCGCTTTCGGTATGGTTGTGCTTTGGCAAAACATCTCCAGCCTTCTCAAATGTATACATCGCGCCCCGAAGGTCGCCACAATTTTGAATTGGCTCAACCAATAACATCTGGGGCACTCCCAGGCGCTGATGCAGAAATCACATTTCCATTGGCGTCAAATTTTGGTGGAAACGGAACATTAGGCGTCTTCCAATCTGTATAAGCCCATGCATTTAACTGAGCAAGATAATCCTGCCATGCAGCCTGAACAGAGCCTGTAGTGGATTGAATCTTTTGCTCTGCAAAACCCTTCATAGCCGCAACATCATCAAGCAGGCGCTGCTTTTCTTTTGCGTCTTTCTCTGCTTTCTCGGTGTCCGTCATGGGTCGTACCGAATAAACATCTGTTACGACGCCATTGGCCCATTCATAATGGCCCTCTTCGACTTCATACACGCCAGCCAAATTAGGAGGCTGCACACGAACGAATCGCGCAAACTGCGGAGGAAGATTATTTACATCAACATCAGGGAATGCTTGGCGAAAGTTATCACCAAAAATAGGATGCTCGTAGGGCTGACCATCACGGATTTGAATAAACAGTTCCATCACAGATCACCTGTATTTGTTGACGGGAATTCGCGGGTAAGACCTGAATTGCCAGCCCAGATGATCCGAACCGCGCCAGAGCCACTTGCTCCGCCAGGAGTTCCATTGCCATCTTTTGCGCCACCACCACCGCCGCCGCCATACGCGCCGCCAGCTCCTGTGCTAGATGTACCGCCATTAGTGCCTGTTGCGCCACTACTTCCGCCACCACCACCAGCAGGAGTAAGACCATACGCACCACCAGCACCAGTAGAACCAGCCCCCAGTAATCCAACACCGCCACCGCCAGCGCCTTGAGAATTTCCGCTTGTGTGACCGCCAGAACCACCACCACCGCCACCGCTACTTGAAGCAGCGTTAGAGCCTGCGGAGCCATAATTTCCACCAGCACCGCCATTACCACTATAGCCTGCTGCACCACCACCGCCACCACCAATCGGGCCGGGGAAACTATCGCTGCTGCCACCTGCTCCACCTGTATATCCAGCGGTCTTTGCAGAGCCGCTAGTGCTGCCTCCAGAGCCGCCACTCATAGAGCCGCCGTTATTTCCTTCGTTGGCAGAAAGTGTGCCAGTTGAAACGAAATAACTGCTATTGGTTGTTCCAACACGAACCGTGTAACTATCTCCAGGGGTTACGGTGTAATTGTTTGCATACGCCAAACCACCACCACCACCGCCGCCACCTCCAAAAGTGCTGCAACAAATTGAACTCGCAGTGCCTCCGCTACCACCAGGGCCGACAACCAACACAGAAACGGAAGTAACCCCGGCGGGGGCCACCCATGTATATGTGCCTGCTGTTGTGTATGCCTGCTGGCCTGCACCCCCGCTTGCGGGACTGCTACCAACAAGCATCATCATGATTCCACTCATGTCACGTTTCCTGAGACTACGCAGACGGTGCTGCTGATGAACAGGACGGTTGCCACACCCCGAGTTGCCAGAGTCATCGTAGCCTTGTCGGAGTCCGTACCCGCGATATAAGCCGTGGTGATCGAGCAGGTGATCGTGATGTTGCCCGTGGTGTTGTTGAAGATGGAGATCGCATCGCCCTCGGCAAAGGTCGCGTCAGGAATCGTGATGCTGCCGCCAGAACCGACTTGGACATATTTTCCAATGTCAGCCACAGCGAGTGTATAGCTGCCAGTCTTTGTTCCAACAGCAGGAAGATTGCGATAGCCTAATGTGTAATTGCCGCCACCATCCGGGAGTGTTACCGTCCGAGAGGCAGATAGCGTGGCTGGAGTAATCGTCGCGACATAGGATGAAGTTCCACCAGCCCGACCAGCGAGCGCAATAGCATCCTGGGTCGAGGCGGCTAGGATAGTTTGTGTTCCTGTAAAAGTCTGTCCCGCATCCGTCCTGGCTGCTGTAAAACTTGCATCAGGCAAAGTAATCGTTCGTGCAGCAGTAGGGCCACTAAACGTCAATGCTTGAGAAATTGTCGGTACGGTTGTATTCGCATCTGGAAGCGTGATTGTCCTAGCAGCAGTAGGGCCGCTGAAGGTCAAAGCCTGCGAAATGGTTGGTACTACGGTATTCGCATCAGGAAGAGTAATCGTCCTTGCGGCAGTAGGCCCACTAAAAGTAAGAACCTGAGTTGCAATCGGAACCGTTGTGCTTGCATCAGGGAATGTGACCGTTCGGCTTGCCGTCAGCGTTCCAGGAGTCAGCGTGACCCGATAAGAAGACGATCCACCAGCTCGACCCGCTACGATGATCCCGTCCTCGGACGAGGTGGCCGTACCGAAGGTCTGTCCCGTGGCGTTGTAGAAGGTATTAGCACCCGTGAAGGCGTTGTTTGCCGAAGTGCTGACATTTCCACCAGATGCCCAGCTCAGCACTCCAGAGCCGTTCGTTGAGAGAACCTGGTTCGCCGTGCCATCTGCGCTAGGAAGCGTCCATTGCACATTAGAAGCGATGGAAGCAGGAGCCATGAACCCGACATAGTTCGTGCCGTTGTCGGTGTCCTCGTACAGCTTCAGATCGGCTCCAGAGGAAGAAGTACCTTTGGCCGCAAGAGTCCCAACAACCGTGATGGAGTCACCCGCATCACCAGCTTGGAAGTCCTTGAGCTGGGCCATTAGCTCACGAATGGCATCATTGATACCAGAGGGGGCGCAGCCCTCCGCGATGTTGATTCCGTCAATGTCTGTGTTGTTGCCAGGGGTTGACGAGAATTCTGAGATTTTGGTCTTTGCCATGATTTATTCCAATCCAAATGCAGTTCCGAGACCACCAGCAAGAGCTTTCTTCTTCAGCTCCTCTGACAAGGGTTCAACAGTCGCCTGTGTTGCTTTACGCATCATCTTGGCAGCGAGTTGAGGATCAAGCATTGCGTCCACTAAGAGCTGGCGAATAGCATCGTCTGAGCCGTTGTAGAGCCAATTCATCGGGGCCACCACCTTGGCGAAGGCGGGAGGAACCTCTCCGAACATTTGCTTTCCAACAATGCCCCCAATTATGTTCGCGGTACTCAAATTTTTAAAGGTGTCTGAACCCGGAACTTTGGTGGCTCGAGCCAATACACCAGAGTCAATGTCCTGAGAAACACGCTGCAAGACCGCGAGTTGAGTCTTGGACAGCTTTGTGTCTTCTGCTGCGGCTCTGATAGCCCTGGTGAAAGAAGGCTGAGAGATAAGGTATTCCCCGATGTTTGACGGATCGGGGATCGTTGACATTACCTTTCCACGGAACTGCTGGGCAGCTTCCATGCGCTCAATGCCACGGCTAGACTTGGCGTACTTATCAAGGTAATCCTTGTATCCAGGCGCGGCGGCATCAATCGCATCATCAACAGAGCGAATGACTTGCTCCAGTTCGCGCTTGGCAAGGCTATAAGCAGCACCCTCTTTGTCCAACAATCCTTGAGCGGCATCGCGGAGGTCTTTGCGAACCTCATACATACGCGCAGGAGTGGTTCCCCTTGAGAGTTGCTCTTTGGCCCAGTTCATCGTTTTGATGACCGTTCCACGAGCGCCAACATCCGATTTAAGGATGTCATCAATCGTCTTATTAACCGTCAGAGCGGTGGCAGACTGGAATGTCTCAGGAGAAACATTCTGAGCCTTCAGGAAGGCTTCCTCGCGCAAAGGAGATGTAACCTCATCACGCTTGGCTGCTGCCCTCTCAAGCGCATCCTTATCCTTGGCAAGACGATCAAGGATCGCCATCCGAGCGCGGTTGGCTTCGACCTGTTGCTGGGCGAACTTGCCAGTCTGGTCAAGACCACGGATAGGAGTCTCAGCAGATGCCAGACCGATATCTCGCGTGGCTTGTGCGGTTGTTGGGCGATATCCGGCGATCGGAGCCTGATAACCCTCAGCCGCCATGATTGCGCGTTCCGCATCAGAGGCCAAAGACCGAAGCACATTCCCGGCGATCACCTCGCGGCCAGCCTCTGTACCAGGCCGAACAATCTCTCGAGCAGCTCGGCTAACCGTCTGAGCGCCACCAGCAGAACCGGGGATCATTGCGCCACCAAACAGACCAGCGGCCAACTGAGCGCCAGTCCCGCCACCCATCTCTTTGACTGCCTCAGTAGCAGAAGCGGCGGTTCCGCCAGCCAACACCTGAGCCAATGGGCTTTGAGCGAGCGTTTGGGCGGTTTGTTGGGCAGTAGGCGATGCTAGACGAGGCGCAGCGGCAGCAGCCATTCGAGCAGCACTCCCGGCCCCACCCATTGCTTGAGCGATAGATTGAACACCGCGCTCCATCTCTGTCTCTGGCTTAGGAAGCCCAAGAATGTCCGCAATGATCTGCCCAGATCGAGTGGCTGAAATGCCCCGTTCTGCCAGAGTAGGCACATTTGCGCCCATTTTCTGAGCAAGACCAATCCCAACATCTGCTAACGCATAAGGGACATTGGCGATCATTGATGGGAGCGAAACAGCACTCTCCACACCAGCCCGAGCAGTCAAACCCAACTGGCGCAGAAGCTCATCTGCTCGAGACCGTTGTAGCCGTGGCCTTTCCTGCGACGCTTGAGACATCGCGAAACGATAGGCTTCAGCATCAGTAAGAGGCCGATCTGACTCAACCTCAAACACACCAGAACCCGGAATCTCAACCTCATACTTTGGCATGGTCAATCTTCCTTTTTACGAACCCTTACCCCAGCAGGCAGGGCACTTTGAGCGGCTTCTGGGAATTGCGGCTGAACAAATGCTTTGCCTGCGGCTTGAATCACACCCTGGTTAGCCCTCTGTCGAGCCTCGGCTTTTTGCTTAATGACGGCCGCCGAATCTCCAGGCATCGGGAAATATGTCCTGAATTCTTTAGCTTCTTCTTCTAGACCAATTGCCGCGCCTGATTCCCTGCGAAGTTTTGCCCGAATCCAATCACCAGCAGCTTGTCCATATTGTTGGGTTTCTGAGCTTTGCAAAATGTTCTTTAGCGAATCCCCAACAAGCGGCGTCACGCCAACAACAGCAGAACCGATTCCAGGCGCGGCAGCTGCGATCTTGGGGTTTGCCAGAATTTGATCGGCCGCGACCATGCGTTGTGCATATCCTGCGGCATTTGACTGCTCAACAGTTGGCTTCCCTGCCTTGCCCATAACGGGCTTGCCGTCCTGCATGAGAGGCTCCATCCGGCCTGTTCTTGGATTGAAAGCCACGTATCCAGTTTCAGTCTCAATAGGCTGCAATGAAACCGGGCCTTCAGGAGCACGGCCCTTCGGAATGCGCTGAATCTCCACGCCATCTTGATAGCGAATGATGACATTCCCGGCGTCAACATCGGTGAACTTCGGTTCCCTGGTCTTAGGAGCGCCAGCGATTGCTCGCGGCCCTTCAGGAGTCATTTCGAAGACTTGTTCGCCCTCTTTCAGAGTCACCCGCTCAGGAGCATTTAGCTTGCGGAAGGCTTCAATGGTCGGCAAAACCTTCCCAGCCACGCTCGGGGCTTGCGTCAGAAGCCTCTGAAGCGTGTTCATGTCGATCTGAGGTTGACCGACTCGCACGCCTTCGCCAACCCGCTGACCCATGATGTCTTCACCATAGATTTCTTTGGTTGCCCCAGGACGGAGAATCTGCGGAAGAAGAGCTTGTGCAGCTTGTTGCTCTGCCCGAGCCTGCTGACGCTCTGCCAGTTGCTCTTGCATCATCCGATCACGGACAGCCTTGTCATAGGCTCCGGCGTATGCCTGCTGACCAGCCATTACACCTTGTGCGAGAAGCTCACCCACACCGCGACGCTGGGGGCTAGGGCCAGCACCAGCTAGAAGTGCGAGACCAACATTCAAAAGCCCAGACTGTTGCGCCTGCTGTTGAAGGAGTCGGGCTTGATCCTCTCCAAGCAACTGTGGCGCGTAGGATGGTTGATTCCCGAAAAGCCGTGCGAGTAGTTCGTCCATATTTACCTCACAGCAGAGAAATGATCTGGTTGCGCTTTCTCTTCTGCTCTAAGAGTGAAGCAGGCTGCATCATGTTCACAGGTTGTCCACGGCGCATCTGCATCCCTACCGTGGTTTGCTGCTTTGGCCCCATAGAACCAATCGCTCGAGCCGCCTGGAGTCCTTGCATCATTGTCAGACCAGTCGCAGCCTTGCCGACACCGGGAGCAATCACGGCAGGGTTTACCCCAGGCATCAGACTGCCGCCAGTAAGCTCAAAAGTTCCGGGAGGAGGAAGCCCGGCCATCGCTTGAGTCGCATAACCTCTCATCCCTTCAGCGGCGGCTTGTTCAATGCCACCAGTAAGGAATGGACTCGCGGTGTTCGCGGCAGTCGCAGCGGTTTGTGCCGCCTGCATCGCAGTTGCAGCCTCAGTCGCCGCAGCCGTTGCCGCAGCAGCCTCAGCCGCCGCCGCAGTAGCAGCAGCCGCCTCAGTCGCTCCGATAGCAGCCGCAGCCTCAGCCGCGATGATTGGCTCTGCTCCGCTCATCCCAGTAGCCCTCCAAGGAGTGCCCCGGCAGCAGTACCAGTAGCACCACCACCAAGAGCCTGACCAAGAATCGCTCCACCAGCCGCACCAGCCAGGGGATTACGATAGGTCGGACTGACCTGAATCCCGCCCATCGGTGAGCCGTAAGCCGCCGACAGGAACTGCTGAAGTTTCGCAGATGGGAGGTTCTGAAGGAAGTTGAATCGCTGAATATCGGACTCAAGAGCAGCCTGTTGGTACTGCTCGGCAGCTTGACCAGCCTGGAGAAGTTTGTTGATGTCTTGGTAGTCGGTCTCCGCGAGAGCGGGAGCCAATTGAGCAGCACCCATCTGACGGGCCAAGTCCTGAGCAGCGAGAGTCCCAACCCCACCAGCGGCGGCGAGTTGGTTCTGGAAGGCTTGCTGAGCCTCTTGACTCAGCGCACCAGCACCAGCCAAGCGAGTAGACAGAGCCTGTTGACCCAATCCCGCAAGTTGTTGACGGGCCTGCTCCTGGAGGCCACGCTCCATGCCATAACCCTGATACGCCAACTGTCCAGCCGTACCAGTCAGAGCCTGGGCAAACTGAGCCGCAGCGCGATCCTGGAGGTCTTGAGCAGCGCCAGAACCGTACCGACCAGCCCTCGATGCGGTGGACTGAACCTGACGGATCGTGTCCATGTACTGCTGTTGAGCGCGTTGGGCGGCAGGATCAAATGCCTGCTGGAAGAACGGGTTTAGCCCCAAGAACTGACCCTCAGCCACCGCCTGAGTGCCCTGCATCGCAGGATTCTCAAACTGCCCAGCACGCAGAGATTCGTAAAAACCCAGAGAAGGGTCACGAGATGCGGTGTTATAGAGCTGCTGATAAGCCCCTGTAGCGGGGTTTTGAGCCTGCATCAGAGCCGAAACCGTACCCTGAGCCTGACTCGTCAGAGGGCTTCCGGCCAGGGCGCGAGTCTGAGCAGCCGCGAGTGCAGCTTGCGTCTGTTGGCTCGGGCCAATGTAGGTCTGTCCGGGATAATACTGAGGCGTGGGAGTGGCATAAAGCCGCTGCGCCTCGCTCAAGCCATAGGTAACGTATGGCGCGATATTCGGATCGAGTTCAGTCCTCGTTACTGTATTTCCACCGCCGCCCATTTAGACCTCCAGCGCCCACGAACGGGGCTTAAAACCTAGTTGTTTGGCTTTTCTGGCCCAACCAGGTCGCCAAGATTCGAATGTGATGCGTTGAGCATCACCTTGTTGAACGATGTTCATGAGATGTTGCCAGCCTGCATCGAAGTACCCGACTTCGGAAAGGTACGCACACCACACATGGAGCGCGTTTTTTCGGGGCTGGAGAACCATGAACCCGACTGGCCTTGCATCGACCAGGCCGACCCAGAGCATAGATTTCCCGTTAAAACAGTCTGTGTAGACATCCTCGGGTATCCAATGTTCCGGGGTCTTGTGGAGAATCATCTCCAGCCCTGGTCTGACGAATCCCCACCATTGTCGCAGATCGTTGGGGGAAATCAATCGTGCTTCCATCATCCCACCAAAATGTAAGCAAAGGTCTTATCGGCTGTGGAATTAGCGTAATGGCTGATAGTTGCCGATCCCTGAGTCTGCGATGAAACGTACACATTTGCAATGCTCGCCATTGAAACACATTGAGCCGTCACGATTGCGCTAGGAGTCGCCGGACGGGTCGGGCTTGTCTGCGCCGGGAGTTGCTCGATAGTCACCAATGTCGATGTGGTCGCCCACATGATCTCCATGTAATCATTCGCCGCCAACTCAATAAAGTAATTCAGCGCCGCAATCAGATGCCCGTCAGTCCCGCCGTGGGAGTTTGGCACAGAGAACTTACTGTTACTCCCGGCCACATCGGTTCCGTTCTTCCTGAACCAAATATCCACATCCTGAATCTGGGTGTCGTCGTTGGCAAGCTGGATTGAAAACTGGATGTTGTAAGTCCCGGGGTTCTTGAAGTTGATCCGGGAACTATTGGAAATCGTGATCCCGTTTGTGTAATCAGTCGTGTTCAGCGTGACCGCATACGCCGCAGTCGTAGATGCCGCAGTCTGATCGGTGGAGTCCTGGAACGCTCCGAAAGGCAGTTGGTCAACATAAGCCGCAGCAGAGAACGGGAGCAGAATGATTTTCGTGTCCGTGCTGATCCGCTCGTCGTAGAGAGTCGTAGTCAATGCTCCACCCGTGGCGAGAGTGACAGTCCCGGTATTGTTGGACTTGCCATTCATCAACCCATTGACTACCTCGGAGATGCCTCGAGGATCAGCGCCAAACGGGGGGAGAACACGAAACATCATCGACGGCCCCTCCCGACAATGTTCACATCAACCCCGGCCATCGTTGTCCAGTTGCCCGTAGGAACAACCTTGATGCGGTGGTATTTGCCGGAGCTTCTGAGGGAGACACGGTTTTCATCACTCGCAGCCACAGCCGTTGAGTAGGTGATCGTGTCGTCCAACATCTCACGAGAGGCAACCGAAACAGTCGCAGAGCCATTGTCGATTTGCGGACGGGCCAAAGTTATAAGACTTGCAGTCGCGCTCAGGTCGCCAGTCTCAATAAATGCAGACATCGGCTGGCCTTCGAAGGTGACGATCCTAGCCCCGGAAATCCCCGCAAACACCAATTTCCCTCCCAGCCATTGCCGGGAGTCCAAAGAAACGGTGAGTGCGTCAATCGAGGCAGAGAACGAATCCAATCCCTCAAGAGTCGTAGAGGCGGTGGCCGCAGATGCAATGTAGGTGGCCGCAGTTGTGCCGTAAGACCAGCGGTTGAGTTGCCAGTTATAGATCAGCAGGGAATACCCGCCTGTGGTGTTTTGATAGCACCAGATCACAACCTTTTTGATTGGGTCGACGGCAGAGCTGAAGTTCGCGTATGCAGGCTCAAGGTCATCCCAGAACCAGCGATCAACCTTCTCAGCGCCAATCGGCGTGACCCTTTGGCCATCGCACATATAGAACCCGTCATCAGACAGGAAGAAGGTCATATTCCCGTACTGACAGATTGATCCAGGCTCATAGCACCCGATCTCACGAGAGATGGTGTCGAACTGGAAATAGAGCGGCGATCCGACATAGCTCATCCGAACGATGGACTTCTCCAGCAGGACAAGCCCAAACTCTCCACCTGTTATCCCCTGAATATCCCCACCGTCAGGAATGTCCTGGAAGTCGGATTGAGATGCTCCACCAGAAGTCCAATCCGTCTCGTCGTTGATGTCAGACCATTGGACTCTGTTCGGATAAGAGGCGATGTTTGCCGCGACAACGAAGTCGCGAACCACCGTGATGTATTCGGCGATGGGAGCAGCCGCAGCCACATCAGCGAATGCGGTACTTGAGTTCAGAGTGAATGACTGAATCTTCTGCGAGTTGTTTGTTGCAAGGAGCGCATCACCAAACTGGACAAACTTCCATTTTCCAGTACCCGTGTACCCGCCGACTTTTGACACATCACTCAGGTTTCGAGTGGCAGAGTCATACTTGAACAGCTTAGAAGCACCACCAGCAAAAAGAGTCGATGTGCTACTGATCTTTCCAGAATAGATGGCTGTCAGGTTCTCGGAAGCATTGTTGGAGTAGTTCGACAATGAAGGAATCGGCCCATACCCAACCTGTTGAGGATAGACGTTGTATGCGGCCTGGAGCGCACCAGACACACCAGGCTGATCTGGGAGCCACTCACCGAACACAATCTTTGTTTCTGCCATGTCGCTCCCCTTAAGCGAGACTCCATGTATTCGTTGGGAGTGTCACGTTTGTCCAGTTGAAGTTTGGCAGCGTCACATCTGCCCACTCGTCACCCTGCTCTGATGCGTCACAGGTCACCGTCGCAGAGGCTGTGATTGAAGCCACTCCTCCGGCAACATAAGTTCCGTTTGCCGTAACTGTTGCAGATGCCGTAATGGATGCAGAACCGTCTGCGGTGATGCCGCCATTAGCGGTTACCGTTGCCGAACAAGTAATCGATGCTTCGCCAGGAATGACAATCTGTGCGTTTGCCTCACAAGTGCCAGATGCGGTGATGGATGCGCTCGCATTTTGGACAAGCGTTCCATCGGCAGAGAAACTGGCAGATGCTGTTATCGAGGCAGCGGCGTCTTGAACCCGTATTCCGTTTGCCGTAACACTCGCTGAAGCCGCGACAGAACCAGCCCCATCCCACCGAGTAACGCTTGTCTCATAAAGCGGAGAATCAAGCGTTAGCGTGAGGTCATCAAGACTCGCCTTGAGGTTATCAAGGGAGTCTATTGTCCACGGTGGGTAGAGATCAGCCATTACGTCAAGGTGACAGACAGCGATCCAGCAGCGATGCGGAACACATCACCAGTAGCGATGGTCTTGGACGCATCCAAAGCGGTGTGATACAGCAGATTCCCGCTAGAAGAAGCATCCCGAAGGCCGATATACGCCACCGTACCCCACGAACCCGTGGCTTGTGGGAACTCCACAGCCGAAGAGTTGGAGGTCGCGCCGTTCGATGGAGCGGAGAAGGTCACACTCTGACGGGCATATCCGTTGCCACTCACCTCAGTACCCGTATCCGCATCAGTCGGGTCTGTGGTGTAGAGCGCCACATAAACCGTCGTAGGACTCGTGTAAGAAGTGTTGCGGAGAGTCGCGTTTACAAGCGCGTTCTCCAAATAATTCGACATTTCAGCCATTTTTATCTCCTAGCCAAAGTCATGGTGAGAGGAACACCTGCGTATTCTCCCCGATCATCGGATGCATTGATAGAGTCAATTGCCCTCTGATACAGAGCCGCCCAGGTCGCAAGACGCTCATCGTTCATCAGATAAGGCTCTGCCTCACCCAAAGAAGCGTAAAGCAGCGCATCCGGGCAGTTTGCCAAGAACGCATTTGAGGTGTTGGTATCGCTCAGATAGGCCGGAGCTGCGTAATACAGCATCCGCACGTTGTAAGCAGAGTCCGGGATCGGAGCGAACTGGAAGTCATCTGCCAGAACCGTGTATTTCCTCGGAACACCCGTGTTCGTCACATCGGTATTGCGATAGAAGATGTTAGGAGAGAGGTACTCCAGGGCATAAATTGGAGTCGTATTCAGGTGGATGTCCCGAATCTCCAGAAAGTCATTCGGCAATGAGACTGTGGCGGTGTTTGCCGTCATGGTCGCATAAACCAGCTTAGACATCTGGC